AAGATTATGTTGTATTTCATGGTCAAAAAATGGATATTCCTTTACCACCAAATCAAGTAGTATTTATCTGTGATAGAAATTTTAATGTATATGTTACGGATATACTACAAGGATATTTTTATAATGAGGCATTTCAACTTATTGGAAAATACTTAATAAATATTGGAAATGAATGTATGTATGAATTAACATTCCCATCATAACTAATATATACTAAAATAACTTGACAAACAATATATACAATGTTATAATACTATAAAAATGTCAACCTAATAACACTAAAAGGAGGAAAACTTATGGAATCTACAAACACTTTAAATATGAATTGGCTTAGTCCGCATAAAAATTCTAATAAACCAGATATTGTTATATCAATTCCACGTGATAAAAAACACCGTAGGATATCTTTTACATTCCATAATAAGTGCTGGAAGTTGATGGCAAATAATGGTGCTTGCAACCGTATTCAGTTTGCCGTAATAAATGATAACACTATTGTTTTTAGATGCTCTAAAGACGGATTTAAATTAGTTAATAATAACAATTCAGAAGATACACGTTATTTTAGATATTGTACTAACAATAATTCGGATGAACTGTTAAATAAACTTTTTGATTTTGAGGGTTGTTATGATTTACAGAAAAGTGAAGGTTTAGGTTATTATTACATAACTACATCGCAGGGGGTTTGATATGGCTAATATTTATAGTGATTTGGATATGACAAAACTTTCCAAGATACAGTTAAATGTTGAGGATAATTCTAAAGTCATTGACGATATTGTAAACAATATAGTAAATCCATTTTGCAAGGATTTAGATAATTATATTAGGTTTATTGCGGATTGTTTAAAAGATGGTATGAATCCTCCAACTAATGTAGAATTGGAGGATTTTTGTCTTAATTTATCCACTTACATTTATTTTGCCGGGGGTATGTGTGAGCAGTTAGGTATTAAGGATGATATTAGTAAAGCTATATGGAGAGAGACATATAATACAAAAAGGGATAAACAGTCTGGAACAATAGCAGATAAAAATACACTTGCGGAATTGGAAAGCCAGCATGAGCAACTTGTTAATATTTGTTATTCACGAGCATATAAAATAATGAAAGGCAAAGTAGATAATGCTCAGGAATTACTTAGTAGTTGTAAAAAAGCACTTTCTCACCGTATGCAGGAGATGGAGCTTACAAAGCTGGCTTCTAATATAAACAATAAAACATAGAAGGAGGTTTTATGAATTTAGTAAACAAATCAATACTCGTTGGTTTAGCATGTACGGTACTTCTTTGTACTCCTGTATATGCTAAAGATTCCCAGCAACCCGATGTATGTGAGGAAGATATAGAAGTACTTTCTCATGTAATAAACGGGGAAGCTGGGGCAAATTATTGTAGTGACACACTTATGTATTATGTAGGTTCTGTAGTATTAAACAGAGTTAAGCATGAGCAATTTCCAAACACAATAAAGGATGTTGTTTTTCAAAAAGGTCAATATTCCTGTACAAAGGACGGAAATTACAACTTAGAACCTTGTGACAGGGCAAAGCGTATTGCCAAAGAATTATTAGTAGAAGGGTCAAAATTACCTGAGCATGTAGTATTTCAGTCACAGCATAATAGAGGTAATGTATATTGTAAGGAACAAAATATGTACTTTTGCAGTATAGAGTAAGGAGGAATACCTATGGCTACAATGGCAGAGCTAATGAAGGATATAAATAAGGAATTTAAAGAAAATATAGTACATCAAGGTTTAGCTCATTATGACTATGAAAGAATACCATTTACGAGTCCAAGGTTAAATTGGATGACTTTTGGTGGATTACCTATAGGAAAGCTTATTGAATTTTTTGGAGAGAACCACGGTGGAAAAAGTACTACTGCTTTAGACATAGTTGCTAATTTCCAAAATATGGAACGTCAAAAAGCCGAGCATACGGAAGGGTACATACCTAAAAAAGTATTATATGCTGATATAGAGAATACCTTAGATACTGTATGGGCACATAAGTTAGGTGTGGAATTAGATGATATGTATATTCTTAACCCAACTAATCAAGGGGCAGAGACAGTATTTGAAAAGTTACTACTCATGATAGATACTGGTGAGATAGGATTAGTTGTCATAGATTCCTTAGGGGCTATGGTAAGTAACCAGGCACTTGAGAAGTCTGTAGAGGATAAAACTTATGGAGGCATAGCAATGGCACTTACTAACTTTAGTAAAAAGGCTGAAATGTTATGTCATAAGTACAAGTGTACACTTATAGGTATAAACCAGTTACGTGCCGATATGAATTCTCAGTTTGGAGGAATGACTACACCTGGAGGGGAAGCTTGGAAGTTCCTTGTATCCGTAAGACTTGAATTTCGTATGGGTCAATATATAGATGAAAAGGGTAACGGATTAACAAGAGGTGCTGAGAATCCTGCTGGTAATATTGTTAATGTATACATGAAGAAAAATAAAACATGTCCTCCTACACGCCGTACAGGTTTTTATACATTAAAATATTTAACAGGTATTGATTATTTATATGACCTTGTAGAAGTTGCTATAAAATATGATATTGTGGAAAGAGCAGGTTCTTGGTTTAGTATAATAAATCCGGAGACAGGGGAACTTATTGAAAAACTACAGGGACAGTCTAAGGTAAATGAGTATTTAAGCAATCCGGATAATATAGAAGTACTTAAAATGATTGAAAATTATATAGATTCAAAAATAATGGAGGATTAATATGACAAGACAAAAGATATTAGAAGAGGCTGTAATACAGGTTACAGGGAAAAGAGCTGAAGATTATGGTACACCGGAAGATAATTTTACCAATATAGCAGCATTATGGCAGGCTTATACAGGACATTTTTATACACCTAAAGATGTTGCCATGATGATGTGTTTAATGAAAATTGCTCGTATAAAGGCAGGAACAAAGGAAGATAGTTATATTGACCTTGCCGGTTATGCCGCTTGTGCGGGTGAAATAAACACTACAAAGGAGAAAGGAGTGTAAATGTATGGATGTAAAAAGAGAAGGTGAAAATGTCATTGTAGAGCAGTTAAACGAGCTTAAAGGTGGAGACGCTATAGAGTGTGATACATTTGAACATTTAGTAAAGTTATGTAAGGATCTAGCACACGAGCATATAGGGTACAGACAGTACGAACCCCTTGTAATAACTATAGTTTAATTTGTTTGTTAGAAAGTGGGACAAAAAAAGTCCCACTTTTTTAATTAAACTACTTGACAATATATGTTATATTGTATATAATGTTGTAAAACACATATAAACTTATAACTCTTAAAACAGGAGAAAAACTATGAAAAACTTGAAAAACTTTGTAGAAGAATGTAAAAATGACATTTTATCCTTAGGTATTGAATTGGGTAATATAAAGGAAGTTATTGTAAATACAAGAGCCAAGAGTAGATGGGGTCAATGTTCCTATCACATACATGGAGATAATTATACTATATCTATATCTAACAGATTACTTTCTGATAATGTATCCGATATGGCACTTAAAAATACAATAGCTCATGAATTACTACATACTATACAGGGTGGTATGAGTCATACAGGTCCATGGAAAAAATGTGCTGATTTATTAAACAGTGTATATGGATATGAGGTTAAAAGGGCAACTTCCTGTGAGGAAAAAGGTATAGAGATTAAACAAACAAGTGTACCTAAGTATAAAGTTAAATGTAACGGATGTGGAAAGATATGGAAGTATTATAGGAAATGTCGAACAATAAAATTATTGTTAGATAATAAAGGGGCATGTAGATGTCCAAGATGTAACAGTCATGATTTTACAGTATTTAAGAAGGAGGTTTGAGCATGGGTAACAATGTAAAAGATTTAGTAGGTCAGAAGTTTGGAAGACTAACTGTAATTGAGGATTCCGGAGAACGTTATTATCAGGTCATTAAATGGAGATGTAAATGTGAATGTGGTAATGAATGTCTTGCTATGGGATATCAGTTAAAAAATGGGTCTATAAAATCTTGTGGATGTTATAATAGAGACCGTGTTGCTAAAATGGGGAAGCGTAATAGTACGGATAAGCTTAAAATATTTAGAGAGAAGTTGGATAAAAATAATACATCCGGGGCACGTGGAGTTACATGGAATAAACAGTGTAATAAATGGATAGCACGTATATGTGTGGACAAGGTATTATACCACTTATGTATTAGTAAAGATAAAGAAGTATGTATAGAAGCACGTAAGAATGCAGAAAAGGCAATACTGGAAAATAGGTTTGATGAGTTTATAAAACAGCTTAAAGCTAAAGATACTACACAGTCTAAGGATGGTAAATAAATGTTGACAAACATTATATACTATGTTATAATGTTTAACGTAAACTTAAAAACCTAAAACAACTTAAAAAAGGGGATTACGATGATAAACATAAACATTAAAAATTCTGTAAAATGTAATGGTGAGTATAGCTTGTTCATGTCTTTTCCTTATGACAACTATATTGTTGATACTATAAGGAATTGTCCTACTCGTTATTGGGATAAGGATAATAAGGAATGGGAGCTTCCCCTTAATAAACTGAATGACATAGTAGATAAGTTAAATAACTATCAAATAACAATTACAGGAGAATCTGTTTGTTTTGAACCTAAGAAGTTAGAGGTTCCTAAGAGCTTTAATTTTAAGACACAGCCTTTCCAGCATCAGATAGAGGGATTCCATTATGGATTAACTCATAACAAGTGGTTACTTGCTGATGAGCAGGGACTTGGAAAATCTAAGCAGGTTATTGATATAGCATTAGCTTTAAAGGATAAAGAAAACCTTAAGCATTGTCTCATTGTATGTGGTGTTAATGGATTAAAGTGGAACTGGTATAACGAAGTATCTACACACTCCAATGAAAAGGGGTATATCTTAGGTCAGAGAATAAAGCGTAAGAAAATAGCTATACCTGGAAATAAGGCAAAACTGGAGGATGTTAATAATCTTAAGAATATTAATAACTTTTTCATAATTACAAATATTGAGACTCTTAGAAGTGTTGAGATAGCGTCTAAACTTGCAGAGTATTGCCAGGATGGAACTATTGGTATGGTAGCAATAGATGAGATTCATAAGGCAAAAGACCCTACTTCTCAGCAGGGAAAAGGAATACTTAAATTACAGTCTAAATATAGGATTGGAATGACTGGTACTCCGGTAATGAATACACCCCTTGACCTGTTTATAATTCTCAAGTGGCTTGGATATGAAAAGCATGCTTTTTACTCATTTAAAAAGCACTATTGTGAGATGGGAGGATTCGGTGGATATCAGGTAGTTGGATATAAGAACTTGGATGAATTACAGGAGCAGTTAGATATTATGATGCTTCGTAGACTTAAAGAGGACGTACTTGACCTTCCGGAAAAGATTTTCATAGACGAATATGTTGAGATGACACCTAAGCAGTCTATTATATACAAGGAAGTTACCAATGATATAAAGGCAAACATAGACCAGATAAAAATAGCACCCAATCCTTTGGCACAGCTTATACGCCTTAGACAGGCAACAGGTTATACTGGTATACTTTCAAGTGTAGTTGCCGAGTCAGCAAAACTTGACCGTATGGAAGATATAGTAGAAGAATCTATAAGTAATGGTAAGCAGGTTGTTATTTTTAGTAATTGGACACAGGTACTTAATCCTGCTATAGAAAGACTTAGTAAGTATCATCCAGCAGTTATTACAGGTGAGACTAATGATGGTATGCGTCATGAAATGGTAAATAAGTTCCAGTCAGGTGAGACTAAGGTTATCTGTGGTACAAGTGGTGCTATGGGAACCGGAATTACACTTACAGCAGGAACAGTAGAAATATTCCTGGATGAACCGTGGACACGTGCCGCATATGACCAGTGTGTAGATAGATGCCATAGAATAGGCACAAACACAAATATAACCGTGTATACGTTGCTTACAAAAGGTACAATAGATGAAAGAGTACACGAATTAGTTATTAAAAAGGGTGCCATGAGTGATGCCCTTATTGATGGAAAGATAGTAGGTAATAAATCAGAGATTGTGGATTACTTACTATCCTAAATACATAGGAGGAGTTTTATGAGCAATAAGTTACTAACAATTCAAGAAGTAGCCACTATGGTGGGTTCTTCTGTACAAACAATTAATGGATGGTACAAATGGAAATTTTTGAATCCAGATGAAGATTTAGCAGAGTTACTTCCAGACTATACACGTATGCCAGGTGGTAGGAATACACGTTATTGGCAGCAAGCAGATGTATGGAGACTTATACAGTTTAAACAATCTATAACACAAGGACGTAATGGATTTATGGGTGCTGTAACTCAAAAATATGTTAAAAAGAAGCCAAAGTTTGAAACAGAAATACAAGAGGAGGAATAATAATGGCAACACTTGAAGAACTTATACCAAAATATGGTGAAGATAAAGCAAATATGGATTCCTTAAAAAAGGAAGTTGATGCCGAAAATACTCTAATTAAAAAACTTATGAAAGATAGTGATAGTGGAGAGTATGAAGCAGGTGGTTGGGTAGCAAAATATTCAGTATCTGAACGTGTATCTTTAGATGAAAAGAAGCTATTACAAATTATTAAGGAACACGGTGTAGAAAAAGAAGGTCTTATTGACACAGTAGAAGTACTTAATATGGATGTATTGGAAGATCTTTTATATAAAAATGAGATACCCCAGGAAGTTGTTGTGGAAATGGATAGTTGTCGTGAGGTAAAGGAAGTTGCTACATTACGTGTAACAAGAGTTAAAAAGGAGAATAAGGAGGATGAATAGTATGTATGTTAACCCTTTTATTTTTGGAATAGTATGTACCATAGGTGTAGAAATTCTTATAGCACTTATAGCAATATCTATTATTGCTTTTAAGGTATATAAAGAGGATAAGGAAACCAAGGAAAAAGAAAAGGAGGCTAACCGTGGCAGAAGGTAATTATGAAAGCAAAGCAATAATATCGTCTATTCAGGCAACAAGTAGAGCGTCTGTAAAAGTACAGGATTCTTATTATACTGTAGAATATCAGGAAGAGCGTGTTATACCTGATGTAGAGGGTGTTGAGATTGAGGAAGAAAGACGTACACTTTGGGATACTGTTAATGCCGAAGTAGATTCACAGATTGCAGATATTTTAAAAACTTTTAAGAAAAAGTAAAAAAGATATTGACAACTTTATAAGAGCTTGTTAATATAGAAAATGTACTTAATGTGACTTATGAAAGTTTACACATTATACCTCATCTGAGCTTGTATAGTAAACAATCTATGTAAGTTAAGTACCGTTAACTGATGTTCGGGGCGTCAGTTGATGTTCTATATCAGTTAACGAATTAAACTCTTGTTATTTGAGACCCCGAATCTCTTATAACAAGAGTTTTTTATTACTAAGGGGGAATACATATGATTAAGGTAGATAATATTAATACATATTTATTGGTAATCAATATGGAAGATTTGAGGTGAAGAAGTATGATAAGAGTAGAACATATTGAAGTATTTAATTTTGAAGGAGCAATCCGAGGACTTCGTAACCCTATGAACAGTTGGGATAAAAGTGATAGTGCATTATGTAGTAGTAATTTCTTTCAGGATTGTAAATCTACCTGTGATGAATGTCCAAGACCTGATACAGAGGATTCATTTGAAAATGATGTGTACTGTATAGGCAAATCTGATATGACATTGATGCAAAGGTTATATAAAGCAGGTCATCCACATAGAAAGTATTTACGTCAGATAATGGTAAGCATGGATATTACCTCACATCATACATGGTGGAGCGAATTTGACACATATAAAATAGGTGTAACCCGTAATTCATGTTCTAAAATGCACAAGATTCATGTAAAATCCTTTGGAAAAGATGATTTTTCACATGAAGGAATAGACGAGGTAGGAAACTATGCTAAAGAGCATTTTGATAATACATTAATAGTTCTTGAAAAACTTAGGCACCAGTTTAATGAAACCCATGAAAAGAAGTATTGGAGAACTATAATAGAATTACTTCCTATGGGATATAATATCAAAGCCACAATCACAATGAACTATGAAAATGTAGTTAATATGCTACAGTACAGACAAGGACATAAACTGGATGAATGGAACGAATTCTGTAAAATACTTAAAAACCTTCCTTATATAACTCAAATAACGGCTGAATAACGTTGTGTAAGCGTCAAATTCCGGCGTAAAAGTAGTTAGTGTACAAATTTACAGTGTATAACAGAAAGGGGGCTTAAAATGTCTTACAGAAGCTGTGTTAAGGACAATGCCTATGTGACTATACAAAGGTGGATGATAACACGTTTAAATCTGAAAGGAAATGATTTACGTGTGTTTGCTATTATTCATGGATTTTCTCAGGACGGCGAATCTTATTTTACTGGAAGCCTTCAATACCTTGCCGATTGGTGTAACTGTACAAGGCAGGGTATACAGAAGAATCTAAAAAATCTTATTGATAAAAATTTCATTGTAAAACTGGATAGTTATTGGACAGATGAAAATAACCAAAAACGGTGTGCCTATAAAGTAAACATTCCTGTAATAGATGGTTATTTAAATGAAGAAAGTACAGAAGAACAAACTTCGGGGTGTACAACTCAGTTGTACACCGGTGTACAACTAAGTTTACCCAATAATATAAATAATACTATAAAAAATAATGTTAATACTAAAGTATTAACAGGGAAAAACCAGAAAACTGAAAAACCTACATCCACTAAGTCTACATTACTTAGTAAAAAAGAGAATACATCTGTACAGGAAAAACCTAAGGTAGAAAATAAAGAAAAACCTAAAAAGAAAAATCTATATGAACAGTGTGTAGAAGAGATAGATTATTTTAGTAGTGATTTAACTACAAGAAAAGTATTACAGGAATATTTATCTCTTAGATTACAAATGAAAGATGAAAATGGCGATCCTATACGTATGTATTTAGCACAGTGGAAGGCTTTATTAAATAAACTGGATACTTTATCCGATACTGAAAAAGGTATACAGGCAATAGTTAAACAAAGTATTGAAAGAGCATATAAATCTTTCTTCCCTGTTAATGAGAATAGTTATAGTGGTAAGGGTAGTTGGCAGAATGATGCAGCTAATAAGAACGTAAGGTCTATACAGATGACGGAAGAAGAAAAACGTAAGTTTGAAGAAGATATAGAAAGGAGACGTCAAAATGGAGAACGGGTCAGCTTCTAAGTGTTGGTATGAAGAAGTATGCCAGCAACCGGAAAGATTGGCTTGTGGAGAACATAATTCTTGCAGTAAACTTGATGTATGTTCCAGATATCTTGAGATGAAATATCTTATGGATAAAAGTGGTATACCCATAGCCAAACAGAAGCCTATGGCATTATTTCCGGAAGATATTGACCTCAATATATTTTATGACTTAGATAATATTAAGCAGAATATAATTGACAACGTGAATAAAGGTTTTAATATATATCTATGCAGTAACACTCCGGGTAATGGCAAAACATCATGGGCTTTAAAACTTATGTTAAAATATTTTGACAATATCTGGAACGGTAATGGATTTAGAACAAGAGGATTGTTCATACACGTGCCTACATTCCTTTTAAAGTATAAAAATTTTGAAACTATAGATAGTGAGTTTGAAATACTTAAACAACAACTTCCTATAGTAGACCTTGTTATATGGGATGATATAGGATGTACGCAAATATCTAATTACGACTTATCTTTGCTTACAATGTATATAGACCAGCGTGTATTAAGTGAGAAGGCTAATATTTATACCGGCAATATAACTTCCAAGGAAGAATTGGATAAGATTGTTGGGGATAGATTAAGAAGTAGAATTTGGAATACGTCAAAAGTATTTGAATTCCAAGGGCATGACAGGAGATAGAGTGAATGGTAGCACTACAGATTCTTAGTAAAGTTATTGCGGCTAAAGATAATTCTATCATAGAAGATAATATGTTAACAGAGGAGGATTTTATTGAGTATGCCGCAGAATTTAATTTTATACAGGAGCATATAAAACAATATGGAAATGTTCCGGATAAGGCAACATTTTTAGATAAATTTCCAAGTATAGAGTTAGTAGATGTAGAAGAAAGTGACAGGTATCTTATAGATACTTTACGGGAGGAAACTTTATATTATAAGTCTACACAAGTTATTCAAAAATGGGCGGATATGCTTAAAACAAATAGTAATGCCGCAAATGAATATCTTGCTCATGCTATGGATAACTTACAACCTAATTATTCTATAAATGATACAGATATTATCTCGCAAGCAAATGAACGTAAAGAACAGTTTAAGGAACGCAAGGAACACCAAAATGATTGGTTCTTTGAAAGTGGGTTTGAGGAACTTGATGATATTACACATGGAATACAGAGGGAAGAAGAATTAGTTGTTATCGTAGCCCGTACTAACCAGGGTAAATCTTGGGTTATGGAAAAGATGTGTGTTCATGTGTGGCAAACAGGGTTTAATGTAGGATATTTTAGTCCTGAGATGTCACCTATAAGTATTGGATTCCGTTTTGATACATTGTTTAAACAGTTTAGTAATAAAGGGTTGTTATGGGGTAAGGATGACGTAGAAGAATCCGCTTATAATACGTACATAGATGAATTAACTACATCCAATCATTGTTTTAGTGTAACCACTCCTATGAGTTTTAATAAGGAAGTTACTATAACTAAACTTAAAAACTGGATTAAACAGAAAAAGTTAGATATGATAGCCATTGATGGAATTACATATCTTACAGATGAACGGGCACAAAGAGGGGATAACAAAACTACTTCATTAACTAACATTAGTGAGGATTTAATGACACTTTCAATGGAAATGAAAGTACCCATCCTTGTTGTTGTACAGGCAAATAGAACAGGAGTAATTGAAAAGGGTAACGATGGAACACCCGAGTTGGAAAGTATAAGGGATAGTGATGGTATTGCTCATAACGCCAGTAAGGTATTATCTATAAGACAGAAGGAGAATGGTGTTTTAGAGATAGGTATTAAGAAGCAAAGGTTTGGACCTGTTGGTGGAAAACTTAATTATACATGGGATATAAATGAAGGTATTTTTAGTTATATCCCGGCAGACGGTGATGCTATGCCAAAGGAAAGAACTAAAGAGAAAAAAGAGGAAACTAAAAAGAAATTTAGCAATGATAAAGCTGATGTATTTTAAAGGAGGCGTAAAATGAAAAGGTCAGATATTTTTACAAATGAGATAGCACTTATACAAGACCAGTATTTGAAAGACAAGGTTACTACATTTTTGGATGAGGAAGTACCCGATTATTTTTGGAAAGTTGCTGCAAGTAGTTCAGGTAAATATCATCCTAATTTTGCATCTGGTGAGGGTGGTCTTGTAAGACATACACAGATGGTAGTTGCTGTATTAAAGGAAATTAAAGCTATACAGGAGATATCCGATGATGTATTTGATTGTTTAGTAGTGGCTTGTCTTATACATGATACATTTAAGCATGGATATAAGGATGTGGGATTTACTGTTAATGAGCATCCTGTTATTGCGGCAGAATCATGGGCTATGTTTGTAAAGAATGATATGGATTTTTATAAGAATGAAATTATTTATACCTGTGTATTAAGACATATGGGTCAATGGGGTCCGTATATAGCAAAGATGGAAAAGACATTATATAATGGACGAGGTACTATGGATTTTTATTGTTCAATAGTACATCTTTGTGATTATATAGCAAGTAGGAAGTTTTTTGATAAGTTTTCATAAGGAGAGTTTTATGGCATATTATATGGTTCATGCCGGCATGGCAAGAAAAAATTATGTGGATAGATATTTAATACCGTCTATGGTAGAACAGGGCATACCTAAAAATCATATAATACGTATACTGGATATTAATAAAGAAGGTTGTCTTACTATGTATAAGAAAGCATACAGGGATTTACCTAAATATATACCTAAGGGTACAGAAGGTGTTTGGCATATACAGGATGATGTTGTTATTAGTAGAAAATTTAAGGAATTGACAGAAAAATATGATGAAGGTGTTGTATGTGGATTTTGTTCTGGTTGGCATTATGACATAGGACCTATGGGAAGTGTTCCTTCTCAGGATATGTGGTTTTCTTCCCCTTGTATAAGAATACCCATTAAGTATTCTACAGAGTTTTTAGATTGGTTGGAAGCTTCTGAAGAACCTGAAGTTATACTTCATGTGGAAATGAATAAAGGGGAGGATTTTTTATTTAAGAGATTTTTAAGTCAAGTATATCCGGATTTAAAAGTGCTTAATCTGTCACCTAATCCTGTAGACCATATAGACTATTTAATAGGGGGTTCTACTGTAAATCAGCAAAGAGGACCTACAATAGTTAAATCTACTTTTTGGGTGGATGAATGTGTAACAGAAGGATTAAAAATGAGATTAGGAATTATTAATTAGGTGAATTATGAAAGTATTTACATTTTGGGAAGGTCCTATGCCGGATTATATTAAACTGTGCTTAAAGACGTGGAAATTTGATTATACTATGCTCAATTTTAATAATTTAAGTGAGTATACTACTATTGATATTCCACGTTTAAAAACATTCACTTTACCTCAAGTATCGGATGCTGTAAGAGCTCATGTTTTAAGAGATAATGGTGGGTATTGGTTAGATGCCGATACTATAATAAATACAGGAAAATTACCGAAAGAAAATATAATAGGCAATCCGGAAACAAGAACACATTCTACTGGAGTGTGCCATTATACGGAAGATGCTAAAGACTTTTTTGAAAAGTGGGCAGAATATCCGGATAAAACTATTGCTAATTCTAACCATTCTACACATTGGTCTGTATTAGTAAATATGTTTACAGATGATTATGTGAAAGAACATAATGAGGTTACTATAGTTAATATTGAGAATTATAGACCTGAATTGAAAATGATACAACGTGGGGAAAGTAGAGAAAAATATATAAATTTCTATTTTGGAAGTAGTTTTCATTTAAAAGATATTCCACATACGGATATGTTTGTATTACATAATTCTTGGACACCCAAGTGGTATACATACATAAATGATGCCCAGGTTTTAAATTCTTATTGTACTTTGTCAAATATTTTAAGGGAGATACTAAAATGAAATACATAATAATGTGTGGCGGAGTATATCAACAGTGGACGCAACCTAAACAACTATTAAAGGTTGGTGATGAGACCGTTGTAGAGCGCACAATAAGGCTTTTAAGAGAGAAAGGGGTACAAGATATAAGCATAAGTACTAATAACCCCTTATTTGACGGCGTAGGGGTTCCTATACTACATCATGACAACTCTTACAATGCCAAAGGTTATAATAATTTTACAGGATATTGGTGTGATGGATTTTATCCTATGAATGAGCCTGTATGTTATTTGTTTGGGGATGTTATATTTTCTCCGTATGCCATAGATACTATTGTGGATACATTAACCAATGACATAGAATTTTTTGCATCAAGTCCTCCTTTTCCGAAAGAATATAATAAACAGTGGGCGGAACCTTTTGCATTAAAAGTAGTGGATAATGTACATCTTGAGGATGCCAAACGGTTAACTAAATTATATGCAGACGCTAATAAATTTTATCGTAAGCCTATTATGTGGGAATTGTGGCAGGTAATAAAAGGTACTCCACTAAATGTTATTAACTATTCTAATTATACAGTTATAAATGATTATACGTGTGATATTGACGAACCCTCTGAAATTCAAGAGATACTTGAACATATAAAAAAGTTTGACAAATAACTCAACATTGTATATAATGTTTTTATGGAGGGTTTTATATGATAATAAATGGTGTATTGTTTAATGCAGATTTAACGGATATTATAAATGAATTACGGGCACAGCTTGCTATTAATCAAATACCTTTATTAGGTCATATACAGGATACACCTAATAATCTTATGGTATCCTGTCCTTATCATAAGGGTGGACAGGAAAGAAAACCCTCTGCCGGAATACATAAAAAAGATGGAACTTTTCATTGCTTTGCCTGTGGGGAGGTTCATACATTACAGGAAATAATTTCGTTCTGTTTAGGATACACAGATGATATGATAGGAGCACATGGTTGGAATTGGCTTATTAAAAATTTTGCAACCGTGGCTATAGAGGAGAGAAAAGATGTTGACATGGATTTTAGCCGCAGTAATGGCTTTAGGAGTATATCTGCTGGAAGTACTAATAATAACTCTAATGGCAATGATTTTGTATATGTTACCGAGCAAGAATTAGACAGTTATAGATATTATCACCCATATTGGAAAAAAAGGAAAATAACTAATGAATATATCATTGAATTATTTGATTTGGGATATGACAAGGACACAAACTGTATTACTTTCCCGGTCCGAGATATTAAAGGGAATTGCTTGTTCGTCGCTCGCAGGTCTGTTTGCACAAAGTTCTTTTCCTATCCTTCCGGAGCGGAAAAGCCTTTATATGGATTATATGAATTGTCAAAAATATGGCATAGTGAATATGTTATAGAGGAACATATTGAGGATAGTACAATAGATGTAAATCAAACTGTAAAATCCTGTATACCTGGGGGTGACGTTCTGGTGTGTGAATCTATGTTGGATGCTCTTACTTGCTGGGAATATGGAAAACCTGCTGTGGCACTTAATGGGTTGGGGACAGCACGACAGTTTAAACAGCTATCGGAACTTCCTTGTCGTAAACTAATTTTAGCAACAGATAATGATAAGGCAGGTATGGAAGCAAGAAAAAGAATACGTAAAAACGTAAAAAATAAAATAATTACAGAATTTCTATTTCCGGAAGGTATAAAGGATATAAATGACTGTAGTAAGGAACAGTTTGATAAATTAGAGGAGGTTTTTTAAAAATGTATAATGATTATGATGATGTATTTAATACTCCTCATGTTGTAGATGTATTAGACCAGTTAAAAACACTTTGTTATATAGCTATTAAGGATGGATATTCCCAGCAGGAAATAATGAATGCTTTACAGAATATGGCAGAACTAAGCTTATATTTTGCTAATATGGATTTAGAGTTTGAAATTACTTAATAAAGAAAGGAGTATTATGGCAAGAAGCAGTTTAAAAAATGTAGCAAGACTTATACAGGCGGCAAAAGTATCTTTACCCCCGGAACAGGAGTTCCTTGCTGACCTTAAAAGGTCTATTGAGATGACAGAAGATAAAAATCAACGTAAACCTTCCCAAACATATAAACCCAGTGGTATGAAATGTATACGGGCTATGTATTATGGCGTTACAGGTAGGGAACAGGATGCTTCTCAAGCCAATTATACATTAGTGGGTATATGTAATTCTGGAACAGATATACATGAAAGAATACAAAAAGCAGTCAGTGGTATGATACAAAATAATATGGACTGTGAGTATATAGATGTAGCGGAATATGTAGAAAGTAGAAATTTAGATTATTTGGAGATAGTGTCTAAAAATGGTATGGAAACTAAACTTTATCATAAGACACTTAATATGTCCTTTATGTGTGATGGTATCATTAGATATAAAGGTCATTACTATATACTGGAACTTAAAACGGAAAGTAGTTTTAAATGGACACCCCGGCAAGGAGTAAATCCTGAGCATTACCATCAAGGTATTGCCTATAGTGTTGCTTTAGGTATAGATGAGGTAATTTTTGTATACATTAACAGGGATGTATTAGATATGAAAGCATTTATGTTTAATGTTACAGACAGTATGAAGCAGGAACTTGTGGGTTTAATTGAACAGTGTGATGGATATGTTAGTAGGCAAATAACTCCACCTAAGCCGGAGGATGCTGGAACAAAACTATGTGCATATTGTGATTATAAAGGAGCGTGTAAACAAGATGGGTGATTATATGAAATGTTGTAAATATTGTAAATACTATGAAGCCGGTATATGTACTAATACTAATTTTAGTATTATTGTGGAAAGTGAGGTTGAGGATGTACTTGCAGAAGATTTTGAGAATTATTATATTAAAGTGGGTATAAATAATCCGGAAAGTTTTTATTGTAATAAGTGGGAATAAATTATTTAAAAATAGGTATTGACAAACATTGTATATAATGTTATACTTTATAAAGTAGTTAACAACGTGTAACACTCATAAAACTATAAGGAGGAATTTTGTATGTTAAGTAAAGAGGAAATGTTGGGATTTAATTGGGTAGGTGTAGGAACGGCAAGTGGGAGGTGTAATAGTAAGACAGATGTATCTATTACAAAAAGGGCTGCCGGATTTGGGTTCATTTTTAGAGTTCCGGATGTTAATAAGAAGCTCGGAGGTGACAATATCCAGTTTGCTTTTGTAGATGACAATACAATAGCATTTAGACCTCATCCGACAGGATATCATCTCAATAAGAGGACTGAGAATTCTACCACACAGGATTTTACCGTTAAGGTTAATGGAAAGTATGAAAAGATGTTAGAGTCTTTTGTAGGTCATTATGACCTTAAGTTTGATAAGACATTTTCCTTGTACTATATCCAGAAGCAGCCAGTTGAGTCTGTTCTAGGTAAATAAATATTTCGGGATGGCGTGGATGCATACACGTAAAAATGTATGGTTAACGAGCATACATTCATCAAAAGTTGTCAGAGTTAAAAACTCGTTACTTTGACAGCAGGCATCATGAGAGGTGTGATGTGAAGTAATACGTGATGGTGCCAAAATATGAGGTTGTCCCCTCCATTGGTAGGTTAGTAGTTTATATTGGAAGAACGTACCGAATGATTTATCAGGAGGATAAAAAAGTGCAGGTTCGAATCCTGCCTAACCTATCACTCTTTTCAAGAGTGACCAGTCTTCTTTTGTCATAGGGGTATACATTACCACTGTGTATACCCCACATATCCCATTAGCCAAACGGTAAGGCACAGGACTTTGACTCCTGTATGTGGTGGTTCGAATCCACCATGGGGTGTTATATAGTAAAGGTGGCGGAATAGGTAGACGCTTATTGTTGTAAAGAGTGAACAAGCAGTACAACACTACTGTTAGCGGCTCATGTGAGGTGCAAATCCTCACCCTTTACTATGTATGCGGGTATGATGGAATAGGTAGACATACGGGTCTTAAAAACCCGGGACTTAGAGTCGTGCCGGTTCAAGTCCGGCTACCCGCATTAATAGTTTTTATAAGAAAGGAGAATTTATTATGTATGAAGTAAGTAAAAGGATGGAGGTAGCGATAGCACATAATTTGTTACTTCCTTATGATTCCAAATGCGAAAATTTACATGGTCATAATCTTATTATTACTGTATATTGCCGTGCAAAAGATGTTACAGATTATGGTATGGTTGTGGATTTTAAGCACGTAAAAAATGATATTCACGGATATTTAGACCATCAAAATCTTAATAAGTTACTGGATTTTAATCCTACAGCAGAGAATCTGGCAAAATGGATATGTGAAAGAGTTAGTTCCTTATGTGAAACTGGATATTGTTATAAAGTTACTGTACAGGAAAGTGAAGGAAATATAGCAACATACTATTCGGAGGATAAAGAATGAAAGTAGTTGAAATATTTAATAGTATAGATGGAGAAGGGAAAAGAGTTGGACTTCCTTGTACTTTTATTCGATTATTCGGTTGTAATCTTTCTTGCAGTTATTGTGATAGTCAGTATGCTTGTAAGGAAGAAAAAAGTTACTATACAATAATGTCTATCAATGAAATTATTTCATATGTTAATCAGTGGGATTGTAAAAATATAACAGTAACCGGTGGAGAACCTCTTTTACATACAGGTATAAAGGAGTTATTGAAAAGACTTATATTGGATGATTATTATGTTAATGTAGAGACCAACGGAACAATTATACCTCCTGTACGTGGATGTGATTCATACAAGTATAATATATTCTACACGATAGACTATAAGTGTAATACAAGCGGTATGTCGGATAAAATGAACACCACCTTGTTTGAAAAGCATATATGGAAAGAAGATGTAGTTAAGTTTGTAGTTGGTAGTCAAGAGGATATGATACAGGCATTAGAAGTGTGTGAAAAATATAACTTACATAATAATATATATATTAGTCCTGTATTTGGACAGATTGAACCTAAGGGGATAGTCAATTTTATACAGCAGCATTGTTTGTGGGATTGGCATGTTCAGGTACAGCTTCATAAAATTTTATGGGATCCGGATGAACGAGGTGTATAAGTATGAAAAAGATAGATACAGATAAAGTTAAAAAGGCAGTAAAAATGCTTTTAGAAGCAGTAGGGGATGACCCGGAAAGAGAAGGACTTAAAGATACTCCAAAACGTGTAGCAAAGATGTATGAAGAAGTATTTGAGGGTATGTGCTATACAAATGAGGAGATTGCCGAAAAGTTTAATAAATGTTTTAAGGATACAACTACAGGTGACCTTGTAGTAATAGAAAATATTCCTGTTTTTAGTTACTGTGAACATCATATGGCACTTATGTATGATATGAAAGTCAGTGTAGGGTATATACCTAATGGAAAAGTCATAGGACTTTCTAAAGTTGCCAGAATAGCAGATATGTGCGCAAAGAGATTACAATTACAGGAACGTATAGGTTCTGATATCTATGAAGTACTTAGTATGGTACTTGATACAGAGGATATTATTGTTGTAATTGAAGGATATCATAGTTGTATGACAGCAAGGGGTATTAAGAAAGTAGGAAGCAAAACTAAAACGGCTTGCTGTAAAGGGGAATTTAGATCAAGTCCGTCTTTAAGACAGGAATTTTATAGTCTTATAAAATAAGGGGGGTTAATTATGATGACAAAGGCAACACAGCGTAAATTGCATGAGGAACAAGTAAGTTTTAATTTACAGTTAAATAATTTTGAGGAACTACAAAAGTGTTTAATATTTTATATATCTTATTGTAGACGTAAAGGGTATACATGGGATGAGATAGGATATAGGTTCTTTCAAATGATGCAGGAATGTATAGGTTTAGTGGAGTCTGAGGAGGAACAGGATGTCTTTACAATTTGACATTATTCGGGATTATTATAGTACAGGTGTAAACTTATATAACTATAAGAATAAAACTGTTGAATTTACTCCTGGATTAACTGTTCTTACTGGATGTAATGGTGCCGGAAAAACTACATTACTAAAACATATAAAGTTACATTGTCATAAGAATGATATACCTTTTAAACTTATAGATAATAGAACTGATGGCGGAAGTTCCGCAATGCAAAAGGCATTGGAATCCTCAGATATTTTTCTTCTTGCCACTAAAGTACAGTCAAGTGAGGGGGAAAATATAAGTTTAAATATGGGTACATGGGCTAAAGAAATAGGTTCTTTTATGACAACCCATAATAAATATAGTGATACAAATATACGTGTATTAGCGTTCGATGCTATAGATAGTGGATTAAGTATAGACAATATAATAGAAATAAAGGAAGAATTCTTTAAATTTGTATTGGCGGAAGAAAAAGATAAGGAAGTGTATATTATAGTATCTGCTAATTCTTATGAAATGGCAAGGGGTGAAAATTGTTTTGACGTAACAACAGGAAAATATACAATGTTTTCTGATTATGAAGCATA